GTGTGCCTGGTTCGTTTATCGGCCTTATCGCAGCTCACACGTAAGGCAGTGCGGAGTGATACCGCAACCGACCAAAAGACCCTCGGCAGACGTGCCGGGGGTTTTTTCTTTTAACAAACCGGGCTAATGCCCGTGTGGGATACTGAAGACATGAGCCTGAGCCGCGCCGATGCCATTGGAAGAGTTGCTTTGTACAGTCAAGCGGCACAATATCCAGCCGTGTCTACTACCGACATTGGCATCATCCTTGATGAACATGAGCGCTTTAAAACTTGGACAGCAAGCACCGTCTATGCCATTGGTGATCGGATAGTAGGCACCACTCCGAATGGCCGTGTCTACGAATGCCGACAGGCTGGGACATCAGGCACCACTGAGCCAGAATGGCCGACCATCTGGGGATGGGCGTGGGAAGGTTTCCTCCTTACTGAAGGAACATCGAACCCGCAGTTAGCATGGGTTGATATGGGGCCAGCACACATCGAGCGTTACGATGTCCGCACTGCTACCCGTGCGATATGGCTCCTCAAGGCCGGACTGGTTGCTACAGAGATTGATGCCAAGGAAGGCACATCTGATGTCAAGCTCTCACAACTGCAAGCGCAGTTTCTGACGATGGCCGACCGCTTCCGCCCGGTGAGTATCTTTTAGATGTCTCCTATCTTGCGCGGCATACTAGGCCGTGGGCTTGTCCGCAGCCTAACCCAAGACCGGGTCATTGTCCTCCGTATGACGCTCACAGAGGACGGCAGAGGTGGCCAGACGCAGGACTGGAGGCAGGTTGACGAGTTCCTGGGCCGTATGGTCAACCTCGGTAATAGCGAAGCGTTACTTGATGAGGGAATCAAGGTTGTATGCAACTGGTACTTAGTCGCTCCAGCCGACAGAGTTATTCAAGCCAATGACCGCATCAGGCTACACGATGAGCCTAATCATTTCTTTGATGTCATTGGCACAGACCAAGGACAGACTAACCTGCTGATTCAACACGTTAGCCTTAAGGAGCATTTCGCATGACGGCAGAGGCATGGGTTCCCATTGGTATACAGGCCTTTATAACCGTTACCAGCATTGGTGCCGCGTGGGTTGCTATACAGGTCAGGTTGACGCGCCTGGAGACTCAGGTGGCACACATTATAAACACCTTAGACGGGCAGCAGCAGGAAGTGCGCCGCATCGAACAGCGACTCGGTAAGTTGGAAAACAAAGTCAGCGCGTTGGAGGCGATCATACAAAGATGAACAGTATCAGTATCAAAAGACTCGTGGTCGTTGTGATCGTGGCATTTGTAGCTGCTTTTACTTCCGTGTTCGGCGATGGCATCAGGACAAGCGAAGCACACGACATTGCCGAGCTGGGCGCAGTGCTGGCACTCTACGGCTCGAAGGCGGTAGCGGCTGGTGTCTCCGCTGCGGTGTCTAGTGTGCTGGCGTTCCTCACGATGCCTTTCAAGGGTGTTGAGGCTAACAGTCTGAAGGTGGGGAAATGAATCTAACGGATGTGGTTATCACGCCACTTGTGACAAATCCTGCAGACTACAACATTAAAGCTGAAATCTACGATGACACCAACACAAAGGTCGGTGACTTTGGAGTTGATGGCATTGATATGTTTACGTGGTGGATCACGCAGGACGAAGCATTTCGCCTCAATATCGTGAACCAGTTCATCGTTGTTATGGCTCAGGAAATCGTGTCTGGACAGGCTGAATAATGGCAACTTATTACGTTCGTACAGACGGTAACGATGGCAATACTGGTCTAGGTTCTGGTACTGGACAAGCTTGGGCTACTATCGGCAAAGCACTCGGCGGTACTGGTATTACTGGTGGGGACACTGTGTACATTGCTCCCGGCACATATCGTGAGGTTGTCACTATTGCTGGTACATATTCAAGTGCAACCTACGTCTATGGAAATCCTACAGCGTCTCTTTTTACAGGTGTTCTTGCAGGTGAAGTTAGGATTACTCCCAGTGGTTCAGACAATGCAGTATCAACATCGTATGCACTTACAGCAACCAGCAAGAATAACCTAAACTTCCGAGACTTGATTATCGGTGGACTCTTTTTAACTAATTGCTCTAATACAGTTGTTGAAAGATGTTTATGTTTTAGCACATCAGCAACAACAGAAGCCTTTTACTTCAATGCAACGACTTTAGCAAATTTTAATACAACATTAAAACAATCTATATTTACTGGTACTGTTTACGGTATCCGGTACGGTTTTATTCAAAGTTCTTCACAATACACAACTGGGTTATCAGTAACAGATTGTTATATTAGCGGGAACAGTGCTGTCTGGTTAAATGGCTCTACTAATTTTCTAGCGTTTCCTGCTGGTGGTTTGACGTTTTATAACTGTGTTATGTCAGGTGCAATACCCTTTTTATGGTCAAGCCCTGGTATCACTGGTTCTTCTTCTGGGAATAATATTGCTGTTTACAACTCATTGATCTATGCGACTGGTACATATGCGTTTCAAAATGCTAACAGTTCAGTTGGCATCATAGAAAACTACAACCGCATTTACGGTGTCAATACTAGACTAGCAGTTTCACAGGGTGCAAATACTAACGTTGCATCATGGTCTGGTTTGGAGTTTGGTCAATCACTCCTGCAAGGATATGGCCCGATACAAATCTTTGGTAATACCTTCAACAGTCCGAACGCTACAGCGGGTACAGCATCAGGTGCGCCAGCCGTCGATATGTACAATCAGTCGTGGAATGTCACTCCTGATATTGGTGTAGCAATCTATAGAACCATCGGCGGCGTAGGTGCATATCAGCCAGCATCGCAAGCGTCTGGCACCATCACAATAGCACCGGGGAGCACGTCACAGTCCGTCGAACTGTTCTTGGGTGCAACAGGCCTCACAGCGTCTACAACAGGCCTATCAGCCCGGTACAACCGCACAAGGACTGCTTCTGTAAGCATTCCTCTAGTAGCCCGCACAATCGCTCAGGCGTGGACATCTGGTGGCTTTGCAGAGGTTGACGCAACCAACATGCCGGGCGTGTATAGACTCGACCTGCCGGATGCTGCTGTGGCAGCTGGTGCTGACGATGTTACGGTAGTTGTCCGTGGTGCTGCTGGTACTAACGGCGCGGTAATGACAATCAAACTAAGCAGTGGTGGCTTGACGGCAGCGCAGACAACATCGGCTGTGTGGGATGCCACAGCAAGCGCATACAACACCGCTGGCTCGATGGGTGAAGCAGGCCAGAAGCTCACGGGCTACAGCCTTGCATCTAGCCAAGCGTTCAATAACTCCGGCTCGATTGGAAGCGTGACCGGCGCTGTGGGTTCTGTCACTGGAGCGGTAACCGTTGGCACTAACAACGACAAAACCGGCTACGCTCTATCCACTGGTGGTGTGTCTGCTGTTGCCGGCAAGGTATGGGATGAGCCGTATACCTCGCACACAACAGCGAGCACATTCGGTGCTAGGACACTTTTGACTACAGCTGATAATAGACCTGCGGATGTCGGCACATCAAACCACATACAGGCTAACGTCCACGCGATTGTGGATTCGACAGCAGCTGCGTCGGAACTCTCTGGCGCTCTACTTCACAACGGCACGGACTACATCAGCGCGGAACTCGTTACCCCGATAAGTACGGCAAGCCTTATCTACATGGGGCCTTTTCAGGTCATCGCTGATGGCGTCACAACTCCGCAGCCTCTCGACATTCAGAAGGGTACACAGCAAGGCATCGGTATCCAACTGGTAGACAACAACTTTGCAGGTATCAGCATCACGGGTGCCACGATAACGACTAAGGTTTACAACAGCGGCGGTACCTTGGTTGCTACCTACAGCGGTACGGCAACCTATGCAGCTGATGGCAGGGCGCAGTTTACGATTACGACTACCGTAACCAACACTCCAGGCACTTACACTGCAACGATTACACGAACAACCGGGGCATCTGATACGCAAGTTTTCGGCCCACTCCGCATCTATGTAAGGGACATCTGATGAGCATACTAAGCCAGTTAGCAAAGCGGGTGTTAGGCATCCCCGAGATTAAGATTCCATTCGGTGAGGTGATGCTTTTGAACCAGATCAAGGACACCCTGCACTACCTTTCTTTAAGCGACCTTGACCTTTTGATAGTGGCCATCAAGGCTGAAAGGGCTACCCGTGGCACTAATCTTTGATCTAACTGAAGACCCTCAGCAGATCGTGCAAGTCTCCGCATGGGTCGGTGATTGGCACTCCTACGTAGTCCGCTTGGTAGACGAACTGGGAAGCCCGGTAGACATTACTACCGGCACGCTCGGTGCTACCTTTACAAACATCCAGACCGGTGCGGCTTATTCCTTTGTCAGTGGAAGCGTAACCCTGACAAAGCAGTACAGCGCTCAAGGCATCATGAGTGTACTAAACCCCGCGGCTTACCCGACAGCCGCTATGGTTAGGCTTACCGTATCTTTTACGGTTGGCTCTACCGTTCGTCGCTTTGGCCCTCTTGAGATTGAGGTTCTGGCTCCTTGATAAAGATGAGCTTCAGCCTAAAGAAAGTACGGCTAGATTCCTATCAGCGGAATCTACGCCAACTTTCTGTTGCTGTAGGTAATGCCGCTGCTGGCATTGAAGGTGAAGCCAAGTCTAGTATTATGATGTCATCTGGGCAATACAAAAAGTATCCGGGGCGTAAAGAGCATCCCCACTGGTCAAGCCCTTCAGGCACTCCGCCAAATGCTGATATGGGCGACTCTGGTTTAGCAGGAAGCATACAAAGCAAGATGACTGGCAAGACATCAGCCGAAGTCAATGTTGGTGCAAAGTATGGAATACCGCTGGAACTGGGTTGGATATCTAGGGGTGGCAACCACGTACCGGCAAGACCGTTCCTGCGTCCGGCAGTTGAAAAGGTAGCGCCATCGTTTCAAGCTGCTGTGAAAGTAATCCTGAAGGGTAAGAGTTAATGGCATTTGAACCAGCCGTGATTGAGCAGTGGATATACGAGACCCTGAGCGGTGACGTTACCCTGATGGATTTACTATCTACTAGTAATCAACCATCCGGATACCAGCAAGGTATCTACAACACGACTGCTCCACAGGTTGACCCGGTATCAAGAAGGCCGCCACAACTGCCTTACGTGGTCTTTAGCCGATCTGGTAACGCAGGGCAAGACCAAGACGTGCTATGCGGTAGCCGGGTGTTTACCTACCCGACCTACAGAATCACTGTGTGGGATAGTGAAAGC